CAGAGCGGGTAAAAGGCTTGATATTTTCAGGATCGAGGAGGTAAGGGCGTGAATCTTGATGAAACTAAAGAGTATTTATTGCAGATACGAGACATCGATAAAAAAATAGCATCATTAAAGCGGTCTATAGAACAATGTGAAGAGAGGGCTACAAGTATAACGACTGCATACAACGAATTGCCGCCTCAGCATAATGGAGCTATTTCCCAAAAGGTAGCAAGCAATGCTGAGCGGGCTGTGGATTATGAAACTGATGTTAAAACATTGAAGGAAAAGGCGGAGCAACTGAAAATCAAAATAAGTTGCGAAATTTATAGTATGCCGAATAACACATATTCCGCGCTATTACGTGATTACTACATCAACGGGTTGCCTTGGGAGGATGTTGCTGAAAATATTGGTAAGGATTCTGATTATACAAGAAAAGTATTGCATCCAAATGCACTTAAAGAATTTGAAATTATATTTTTAAATAAACCCGAAAACACCCGGAAATACCCTTTTATTCCGTAATAAAAAATGTTATTATTATGATGGCAAAAACCAAAATAAAAGCCAACGGAAAAAACAGTAGGCTTTCCGGGCGTGAAAGCGTCCGGTTCGCTTTTCCGTGTTTGACATTAATTCCTTTTAATAGCCGTTCACATAGAACGGATTTACCTTTTATTGTTAATTTGCACAAATTATATCTTAATTTATTTATATCAAATTATTTTTTATATATTGTAAAAGGTGATAATTTGTGGTAAAATTTAGAAAAAGGTAAATTAGAGGAGTTAAATGTGAAAAAAACAAAAATTGGATTATCTTTTTATATGCTTAAAGTAGCAGTGCCGGATGAAAGAAAGAAAAAATTAAATTATTTTAAAATGAATAATATTAATTCTTTAGATATATCAAATATAATATATGATTTTTTACATAATAAATCAGTTGATTTTGAAAATGATATATCAAATCATAAATTATATAGAACTAAAAATATAGAAATAATAAAACACTATATTAAAGATAAATATCTGTTTTCTTCAATTAATTCTATTGTTGAATCAGGTGATTATGGCATGGAACATACTATAGTTGATTCAAAAACAAACACAGTTGTATATAATCAAAAAAGGTATCAAGCAGCTATACTTCCTTTTGGATTTTCTGTTTATTATAGTGAAGGAATAGAAACCGCATTGCTTGTTACTCAAACATTCGGAGGGAAAAGTTTATCTAATAGGATAAAAGATATCTTAACAGAAGCTATAAAAAAAGTTGATTCTAATTATTGTGTTGATATAAAAAGTGTAGCGCCTAAAGAGTATTTTATTCGTTTAATGAATAATGAACAAATAAAAAATATGTATATTGAAACATATAAACAGCCAAAATCAACAGATATTTCTGATTTAATGAATAATAATACTTTTATAGATTATTCTGTAAGGGAAATAAAATATAAAGCCCCGATATTAAAAAATAAGAACATATTCAATAAAATTTTTTTAGATCGGTCATTAAAAGAAACAAAAGAAATAAAAGGATTAACCAGTGATGAAGAAGAAATAACAAATTTAAGATTAGAATTTAATATTAACGGCAGACCAAAAGTGGTTAACTATAATACGTTTATTAATCTTAAGACTACTGAAGATGTAACGAAATACATTGATATTAATAAAGAAACAGGTCATCCGAATAGAGGATCGTTATTTAAAGGAATGCGTAATTATTCTTTGCAATATCTTCAAATTTTAGGAATTATTATTAATCTAGAAGGTGACGAAGAAATTCAAGATATATGGATTAAATCATATTATATTAAGAATAAAAATGGCAAAGAAGAGGTGATTGAAAGAATAAATGATAAGTATTTTTCATACAGTTGCTAGTATTATTAAATCTCCTTTGACTTATTTTATAATAGCGATTATAATCTTGTTTTTTGGTAGTGGGAGAAAATATATAAATATTAGTGGTATATTTTCTAATTATCTAAATAAGTTTATCAAAGACCAGATTTTTTTAGCTGTTAATATATTTATATCCCCTTTAATGTTTGCTATTTCAATAAACTTAAGCCATCAAATTGATAAAGACATGATCGAATTAATTCTTGTTATAATATCAATTTTAATGTCTTTATTTTTCACTTTTCTATCTCATTTTGATGATAAGAAAGATAAGGAATCTAGTATAAATTGTAACTATAATAATATGATGCAAAAAAAGCATTATTTTGAAGAAACTAAGGCTGTTGCTTCATATGAAATATTGATAAGTGTTTTTATTATGATGTGTTGTTTTATTAATTCATTTATAGAGATTGGGGTATTAATCTATTATTTGCTTTTTCACTTACTTATAAATCTATTAGTTCTATTGAAACGCTATAACAGCAGCATATAAAAAAGATATTTTTCGCATTATTTTATAACGAAAGTCAAAAAAGTTAAAAAGAAAATTATCAATGTAATTAAAACCATTTCGGTGAAGCTGCCGATATGGTTTTTATATTTCAAGCCTTAATCTATTGATTAGGGCTTTTCTTATGCCCAACGAAAGGAAGGTGGGGTAAATGCCAAAATTAACAGAAAAACAAAAAAGGTTTGGTGAGGAGTACCTCATTGACCTGAACGCAACGCAGGCGGCTGCCAGAGCGGGGTATAAGAATCCTGAAATAGGCCGTCAACTTATTACGAAAAATAACGTTTTGAATTATATAAACGAACTAAGAAAAGAACAGTCTCAGCGGACTGGAATCAATGCCGACACAGTTTTAAAAGAACTGGAAAAGATTGCTCTTGCAGATACCGATATTTCAGGTAAAGAAAAAATCAAGGCTCTTGAGCTTTTAGGAAAGCATTTGGGGATGTTCAGCGAGCGTAAGGAAGATTCCGTAGGCGAAAGCATGGCGGAAGCGTGGATTGACGCAATTCTCGGAGATGAAAAAAATGGATAGTAGGCTTTTAAAGATTTTCAGGGAAAAAATCCCGCAATATCGAAAAGATCCCGAATTGTTTGCATACGAGGTCTGCAAATTCGAATGCGACAAGTGGCAGAAAGATGTGTTTGCGGATATAGCTGAAAGTCCGAGGGTAACGGTGCGCTCAGGTCAGGGCGTTGGTAAAACCGGTTGCGAGGCTGTTCTGTGCTTGTGGTTTCTTTCCTGCTTTCCGTATTCGAGAGTAGTTGCAACCGCTCCAACGAAACAGCAGCTTAACGATGTCCTTTGGGCGGAGGTGTCTAAGTGGCAGTCCAACAGCCCGCTTTTGAAGGCTGTTTTAAAATGGACGAAAACTAAGGTATCAATGGTCGGTTATGAAGAAAGATGGTTTGCAACTGCAAGAACGGCGACAAAGCCTGAAAATATGCAGGGGTTTCATGAAGACAATATGCTGTTTATAGTTGATGAGGCGTCAGGCGTTGCCGATTTAATAATGGAAGCGATTTTAGGAACGCTTTCCGGCTCCAACAATAAGCTTCTTATGTGCGGGAATCCTACAAGGACATCCGGTACGTTTTACGACTCTCATACTTGTGATAGAGCTCTTTATAAATGTCACAGAGTAAGTTCTCGGGACAGCTTGCGGACGAATAAAGATAACATAAAATCTCTTGAGAATAAATACGGTAAGGATTCAAATTTTGTTCGAGTACGTGTGGACGGAGAATTTCCAAAGCAAGAGGACGATGTGTTTATTCCAATGGAGCTTATATTAGCTTCTGTTATGACGGAATGGGAAAATCCGGAGGTAGTCGATCTTATCCATATCGGCGTTGATGTAGCAAGATTCGGAGATGATAAAACGGTTATAGGAACTAAGGTAAATGAAAAAGCTGAAATTTATTGCAAACGTCACGGGCAAGATACCATGAAAACTGCTGACGATATCGTAGAATGCTATGAAGGACTGCTGAAAAAATATCCTAAATACAGCCGCCCGATTGCCGTTAAGATTGACGACGGCGGAGTAGGCGGCGGGGTAGTAGACAGATTAAGGCAGCTTAAGCGAAACTATCCTCAAAGATTTGAACGGCTTGAAATATTTCCGATTAAATTCGGAGAGAGAATAAGGCATGCGTATTATTATGATTCTACCACATATATGATGGGCGTGGTCAGAAGCCTTCTTTCTCCCCACGATGAGAACGGAAAGCCTAAGCCGGTGGAATTGATTTTACCGGACGACGACGATCTAATCGCACAGCTTTCAGGAAGAAAATATTCGATGACTGATGATTCCAGGCAGAGAGTGGAGAGCAAGGACGCTATCAAAAAAAGAGGAGGTCATTCACCGGATGAAGCGGATTGTATTTTATTATGCTGCCTTCCTGTTAGATTTAAGAAAGAAAGGAGACGCAAGACTTGAGCAAGAAAAATAGTAAGGTATCTGCTAAAATCATTAAAGCGGCTCGGGGAAATATATATAAATCCGACCGTCCTTGTAATCTTGGTAACGAGGAAAAATCATACACCGATTGGCTTGCGCCTTCCATACCTCTTATAGGCTTGGAAAGTATGGTTGAACATTCTTCGATTTTACCGCAGTGTATAAGCGCATATAAGTCCAATATAGCGGGATTCGGTATTTCTGTCAGATATAAAGAAGATAAAACCGATACTAAAAAACTTGAGGGAGAGCTGAAAAAGCTTTCCGACGTTGTGGAGCTGCTGAATTTTGATTGCGATACAAAGGAGATTTTTGAAAACATCATCGTCGCGCGTGAAACTTACGGTATAGCATATCTTGAAGTTTTGAGAAACGCGGCGGGAGAGGTCAATCAGATAGAATTCATAGAGGACGTTGCAAGTGTTGAAAAAACAAAGCCTTTAGGCGATTACGTAGAAACTGAATATAAATTTCAAGGAAAAACGATAAGCCGAAGAAAACAATTTCGCAAATATAAGCAATCTAAAAACGGTAAGCTTGTATATTTCAAGGAGTTCGGCGATAAGCGCATAATGGATAAGAATACCGGAGAATATGTAAAAAATATTCCTGTGGAAAAGCAGGCAAATGAAATACTTGAATTCAAGCTTGGTTCAAAACCTTACGGTCAAGTTCGTTGGATGGGGCAGAGCCTCGGCATAGACGGAAGCCGCAAGGCGGAGAACCTTAACAATAATTATTTTGAAAACGGTAGGCATACGCCTATGGCGGTAATTATCAAGGGCGGTACTCTTACTGACGAAAGTTTCGATAAGCTTCAGACATATATGAATGACATAAAAGGGGAATCAGGACAGCATAGTTTTCTGTTGCTTGAATCTGAAAGCAATGAAAACAGTTCGGCCATAAGCGACGCAAAGCAGCCGGAGATCGAACTGAAAAGTCTTGCGGATATTCTCCAGCACGATGAATTATTTCAAGACTATCTCGATAATAATCGTAGAAAAGTGCAATCGTCATTTCGGCTCCCTGATCTGTATGTAGGATACACAACGGACTTTAATCGTGCAACTGCGCAGACAGCCATGGAAGTTACTGAAAAACAGGTGTTTCAAACGGAACGGCAGTCGCTGGCGTGGATAATAAATAATAAACTGCTTAACGACTACGGCTTTGAAAACGTTGAAGTATATTTTAAGGAGCCGGATATAACCAATCCCGACGATTTGTATAAAATTCTTAATGTTTGCAGTAATGCAGGCGGTCTACCGCCAAATAAGGCTAAGGAAATAGCGTTTAAATCGTTAGGCGAAGTAAGCGATGATTATGAAGGCGAATGGGGAAATATTCCGCTTGCTTATCAGAAACATATTTCAGGCTTAAACGCTCAGATTGCAAAAGCCGAGAATAATAAAGAAGATGAGATAATCGCAATTATGAAATCGGTGCGATCTCTGCTCCTAAAATTATAGTAAAGGAGGCTGATTTTATGTTTTGCGAGTGTCAGGCGCTCATAAAATCAATTGACGCCTACATAAAGAAAGAAGATGATACGTTAGCCGATTCTTTAAAAAAAGCGGGTTTTGCACTACCCGAAAAAACCGTGAAGAACATAGAGGAACTGGAAGAAAAGCTCGCTGAGATATTTCAGGAGCAGTCTTTTAACGTTGAAGAACTGTTAAAGGAAGCGGAGAGAAACGGCGTCGGTCTTGAAGATTTAATTGAGGGCGAGTGGCAAGGCTTTAAAAGTACGGATAATATCGGCAAAAAACTTCATCCGTTATTTTTCGGAAAATTGTCGGAGTGTATACCGGAGCTGGCCAATGTCTATATGTCTGCTATGGATTCAGAACTTGTAGTTGAGCAGATATCCGATAAAACTGCCGGTTGGATAGCGCAGTGGAGCGGCGAGCTTTCTGACATTATGAAGCTTTCTTCCCACGAAGAAATAGAAAGGGTATTATCAAACGCTTTAAAAAATGGTAAAAGCGTCGCCGATTTGACCGAGGATATAATGACAAACGGCGTCAGGGACGAATATTATAAGGCAAGGCGCGCGGCTATTACAGAAATGCTGCGCGCTCATAGTGTGGCAAAGGAAGAATCTATACAGCAGTGTCCTGCGGCAGAATTTAAAGAATGGGTGCATACCGGAAGTTACAGAAACGAACCGAGGGCAAATCATGAAGCAATAAGCGGTCAGATAGTACGTAAAGATAAAAATTTTATACTTAAAGGTTATAACGGGGTAACGTATCTCGCAGATTTTCCGCGCGATTCCGTTCTTCCGCCTGAAGAATCAGTAAACTGCCACTGCATTCACAGAGGCGTTGTTTCACAAGAAATTCTGGGGCTTTCTCTTGACGAGAGAAAAAGATTACAACAGCAGGCTATAGACGAAATGAATGATAATTGGAAAACGGAGCTGGACGAAAAAAATAAAGAAAAGGCGGGTATCACAGTTGACAATTCAAGCGGAAATGGTATAATAAATTATGGAATAACATATCGTACAACTTCAAGCGGCAAAGTTATTGCAATGCGTTCAATAGAGGGTACATATGAAATTATGTTACCGGACGGTTCAAAATCAATTATTAAGAACCCTACTTTTGATAAATATGAAGTATTTGCAGGAAAGGGCTCTGATAAGGAATTAAGGGTTAAAGAACACCTTGTAAATAATTATGGCGGTAAAGCAGAAAATTGGTTTCATGCAAAAGGGTATACTAATGTTGCTAATGAAAGCGGAGAAACAAGAAAAGCAAATGTACATTGGTTTGAAGAAGAAACGATTGGCATAAAGGAAATATATATTAAGGGGTGGTCTAAAAAATGAAAGTAAAATATATCGGAGATAAATATAAAGTAGTCTTACTCAAAGATAAAGTTTATGATGTAATATCTGTAGAAGGCGATGCCTATCGAATTATGACAGAAGCAGAAAACGACGGTATTTTTTATAAAGGTGAATTTGAAATCGTCGAAGAATAACCGTCTCAATGAATCGAGGCGGTTTAGTTATATCACAATTTAATACAAATCAGCGTATGCCTAAAGGTATGCGCTATTTTTATACCCAAAAATAAAATAACTGAAAGGATTATTACTATGTTAGTAGAAGTATCGAAAATCAACAAGCAGGAAGTAACTGTTGTAAGCAGTCTTGATGTAGCGGAGACGTTTGAGAAACGTCATGATGATGTGCTGAAATCTATTCGTAATCTTGGCTGTTCAGACAAATTCCGACTCCGCAATTTTGCGGAGTCGACATACATTAATGAGCAAGGCCGTAAACAGCCGTGCTATTACATGACAAAAAATGGATTCTCATTTTTGGTAATGGGCTACACAGGCAAAAAAGCTGACGCTTTTAAAGAGGCTTATATAAATCAGTTTGAAGTCATGGAAAATATTCTTAAGGGCAAGCTTATAGAACGAGAAAAGGGGATCGCAGTCAGGCAGTCGCTCACGAAAGCCTTGCAGCAGTCTACTGAAAACGAAAGAATGCACGGTCATGCGTATTCGACATATACAAACTGCATTTACAAGGTTTTGTTCGGCATGAACGCCAATAAGCTGAGAGAGCATTACGGTATTCCCAAAAAAGATAATCTCCGCGATTGTTTTACAGCGGAACAGCTCAGAGATATAGAAAGCATGGAAATGCTCGTGTCGTCTTTGATTAATTGCGGCTGGGGTTACGACCGGATAAAAAGCTTCATAGAAGTAACAAATGTTAAGAAAATAGCTTGTTAAGCGTTTCGGCAATAGCCGGAGCGTTATTTTTATATATCACTAAAAAAGAAAGAGGTAGAATTATGAAAAGAAAATCAAAGAAAATACTTGCAGCCGTAATGGGGCTGACGTTGATGTCGGCATTGTCTGTCGGATGTCAAAGACAGTCTGAAAGAGTATCGTACAATATTTCAAAGCAAGCTGATAACTTTAACACAATTAGGCAAATAACCGTTATTAACTGCATTCAGGGCGACGTACTTTTTCAGATGACAGGAAGAATGTCCTTAAATGTGGATACCGCAGAAAATCAGCTTGAAATCATTGTTGAAGATGAAAACGGCGCATATAAAAAGCATTTTATAGGGCTATCAGATAACGTTACTTATACGGTCGAAGATGTTACGGATAATTACGTTGATAATTACCACTATACGCTTAACTTCAATCCGAATATGTGGATTCCGGTAAACTTTGAAACTATTGATTAAGCGCTTTTATGAGCGCTCTTTTCATGCCCTGAGCACGGCATAAAACTGCTTAAATATTTTTTGGAGGTAATGTTATGGAATTTTTAAAAAAGCTTTTAGGCGACGATCTGTATTCGCAGCTTGAAACTAAAATTAACGAGTATAACAGTACTAAAACAGATAAGGAAAAGCAAATAAAACTGGCGGATATAGGCAGCGGTAATTACGTGGAAAAAAATGAATATGAAGCCCTTAACGGTCAGCTTAACGGTAAACAGACTGAACTTGAAACCGCAAACGCTCTTATAGAAGACCTTAAAAAAGGTAATAAGAGTAACGATGACTTACAGAGTAAAATCAGCGAATACGAAGAGCAGGTAGTGGACCTGCGGACGCAGCTTGAAGAAACCAAGCTTAAATCAGCCGTCAAGGTCGCTCTTATGTCTGAAAACGCGGTTGACGTTGATTATCTTACGTTTAAGCTGAACGAAAGCGGCGAAGCTATTGAGCTTGACGAAAACGGGAATATAAAGGGTTGGCAGGATAAAATTTCAAATCTGAAAACTAAGTTTCCGAAAATGTTTGAATCCGGCGATAGCGGAGGGTACAAGATTCTGGGGGATAACAGACTTCCGAACGGAGGCGGAGAAACAGTACTTACCAGAAACGACATACTGAAGAAGCCGTATGCAGAAAGAGCGGCTCTATATTCTGAAAATCCGGACGCATACAACGAAGCTATGAGTAAATAAGAAAGGTAAAGGTGAATCATAATGGCAGCAACAAAATTAGGAGATATTATTAATCCTCAGGTAATGGGGGATATGATTGAGGCGAAAATAACCGCGCTTTGTAAGCTTACTCCTTATGCGAGGGTTGATACTACGCTGCAAGGAACTGCGGGAGATACTAAAACCGTTCCGTCGTGGAATTATGTGGGAGACGCGGAAAACTTCGATCCGGAATTAGGCGAGGAAATGCAGACCTCTAAACTGACCGCTTCAAGCACAACGTTTACAATTAAATGCGCCGGAAAGTCTATTTCAATATATCAGACTGCGATTAACAGCGGTCTTGGCAATCCAATAGGCCAGGCTGAAACTCAGTTGTCTAAATCAATAGTCGGTAAGGTCGATAACGACGTTCTTGACGCGGCGTATACCGGCACTAATATATACGCGGCGTCAACGCTTGCGGCGGTATCCTATGACGGTATAGTGGACGCCAATGCAAAATTCGAGGACGAAGAGGATGGAATAGAAAAGGTAATGTTTATAAATCCCGCGCAGGAAGCTACTCTTCTTAAAGATGACGATTTCCTTTCTGCCGATAAATTTACCGGAGGCGTTGCCGTTAACGGAGCGATAGGCAAGATTGCGGGCTGCTGGATTAAGAAGTCTAAAAAGGTTAAACTTATACAGTTTGAAAAAGCTTCCGACGGAACGATAACCATTATAGCAGAAGACGGTACGGAATCTTCGACGGCTAAAAAGCTTTCGTCTGTTCAGCCGTATTGCTCTTCCGTACTTTCAGTAGGAGATAAGGTAAATACGGTTGCGGCGGCTTCGCAGTATTATCTTTGCCCTATTATTAAGCTTCAGCCTGATGACGCTGAAACAGAATATACCGAAGAGGAACTTCCGGCGCTTACTATTTTCTTGAAAAAGGATACTCAGGTAGATCATGAATGGTTCCCGAAAAAGCAGCGTCACGATATTACTGCCGCTAAATATTACGGAGTTGCGCTCACAAACGATTCGAAGATAGTTCTTGCTAAGTTTAAAAAGTAAAGGAGAGTAGTCTGATGATCATTTCTGCTGAAGAAGTCCGCAATTATGTCGATTCAGACGAACCCGCTTCCATGCTCGAGGCTAAGCTTCGAGCTTTGGAATCGTTAATAAGAAGATTTACAAACAACAATTTTCAGGTAAGAGCAATTAGATCGCGGTCGGCAATAATGGACGGGAAAATACTAAAACCTCCGCCGTATTTAAAACAGGGCGATACTGTGCAGATTTCTGAAAGCCTGCTTAATAACGGGGTATATGCGGTTACGGAACTGGACGAGGACGGAATGACAGTTGACGGAGAACTTAAGAGCTGCGTTAAAAATCTTATAACAAAAGTGGAATACCCCGAAGATATAGTTATGGGCGTAATCAATATGCTTAAATGGGATTTAAATAATCGGGATAAGGTAGGAGTGCAGTCTGAAACTCTCAGCCGTCACTCTGTTACGTATTTCAATATGGATCGTGACAATTCATTAATCGGATATCCGAAAAGCCTTACAGATTTTTTGATTCCTTACATGAAAGCGAGGTTTTAGGGTGAAAAGTATTGGAGGAAACATTACAGCCGAACTACAGCTATATACGTCCGCAAGTAATGCAATCGGTGAGGCTGTAAAAACGTGGGGAACAGTTCGGTCACTAAATGGGTGGCTGGACCTTTCCGACGGTAATGCAAAATACAATGTTTACAATACGAAGATACAAGAGTCAACCCACGTTTTTATATCCGATTACACTGCTATCGGCAGTCATATCAGCGCGGAGAACTGCCGTTTATTGATAAATAGCAAGGTGTATGACGTTGTGTTTATTGATAACCCTATGGAATTAAACCGGCAGTTAGAATTTTATCTGAAATATACGGGAGGTCAGTAAATGAGCGTGGAATTTACCGATAACGCCGTTAAGGTTAAAGCGGCGATGAACGACGCGCTCAACAGGTGGTTATATGAATCGGCGGCTGAGCTTGAATCTCAGGTTAAACAAAATACCGCGGTTGACACGGGGCAGTTAAAGGGGTCGTGGGATTTTTCAGTCGATGAATCAAGGGGGGAGGCTGTTATAGGAAGTCCTCTTGAGAATTCTATTTGGGAAGAATTCGGTACCGGCGAATACGCAATGAACGGAGACGGCAGAAAAGGCGGGTGGTATTATGTTGATTCGAAAGGAAAGGGGCATTTTACAAAAGGTAAGAAACCAAGACGCGCGCTTCATAAGGCGTTTCACGCAAAAAAAGCGTTAATAATCCGAAAAGCCGAAGAGATATTAAAATCAGAGGTGGGAAAATGACAATAAACGGATTGAAATATATAGCCGCACAGCTTGATTCAGCTAAAATACCTTATTGCTTTGAGGAATGGTCTAAGGAACTGCAATACCCTTATTTTGTAGGCGAATATACTGAAACCGAGCCGCTTAATGAAGACGGCGAGTGCGAAAGCGTATTTATTCTGACCGGCACAACAAGAGACGCCTGGTTAAGTCTTGAGGTCGAGAAAGAAAAAATAAGAAATCTTTTCCCGGAGGTCGGCGTAACGGCAATACTCGAAAATAAAGCGGGTATTGCCGTTTGCTATTGTTCTTCCATGCCGATTCCCACCGGGGTTGACGAACTTAAACGAATACAGATAAATCTTAAAGTAAAAGAATGGAGAGTAAAGTAATATGGCAAAAGAATTTTTATCGTCAGGTATAACAGAAAAAACACCCGGCAATACATTATTCGGGGCTGGAACAATTCACAAAGGGCTTGCTTACGGCACATATTATGTGCGTACGCAAGATACGGAAAAGCAGTCGGGCAAAACGTATTATGAACAAAAGGGCGGAAGTCAGGGGAGCGTTTCATATGAAGAAACTACAGATGAATCGCTTATTCCCGGTAAGCCTTATTATGAAAAGTATACCGGCTGGAACGGGATTCAAACAATTATAGGCGCGACCAGCGGAGGAACTAAGCTTACAATAAAACCGGAATTCAGCGACATTGAGGTTGACGGGGCGACAGTAAAGGTTAAGGGGCTGGCCGTAAAGACGGGAGAAACGGCGACTATTGAAACAAATATAATAGAGGCAACCCCTGATATTTTAAAGTCAATGGTTGTCGGAAAAATAAATACGTCTAATGAAATTCTCTCGTACACAGAAATCATATCTAACTCTAAAATAAGCGAGGGAGATTATATCAAAAATTTGGGTTATGTGGGACGGACGCTTGATGGAAGGGCGGTAATAGTTATTTTTGAAAACGCTCTTTGCACAAGCGGACTGGAAACAGAGGGCAAAAACAAAGAAAGCAGCGTTCTAAAGGCTACGTTTGAATGCTATGCAAATCTTTCGGAAGATCCGACGGCTCTTCCTTACCATATATATTATCCCGGCGGATCTATATAATAAATCGTAAGTTAAAATAAGAAAGAGGTAATAAAATGTCAGAAAAAAATTTTGAATTAAGAAAACTACGAACAAAAGACCTTTTTCCGATGATGAAGATTCTATCTAAAATCGGTATCGGAGAATTTAAAAAATGCTTTGAACTCGACGACATTAAAAACGTGGTAGGCAGAGAAGCGGATTTAGGGGCGATCGGTATCGGCGTTCTACTCGACGCGGCCGATGTACTTCTGAAAAATATAGGCTCATGCGAAAAAGAAATATATAGCTTTCTTGCAGACTTAAGCGGCTTGAGCGTTAAAGATATTCAGGAGCTTGATATGGCCGTATTTGCAGAAATGATTGTCGAGCTAATTATGAGAGACGAATTCAAAGATTTTTTTTCGGTTGTATCGAAATTGATAACCAAGGCGAAATAAAATTAATTGATTCGATGTTTTCAAGGTACGGAAATGCGGAAACGCTTCTTGACGGTTACATATCGACAGGGCGTTTCTGTATGTTCCTTAAAGAATTTGAAAATTTATGCACAGAAGAGCGTGCTTGGGATGTGTGGAAGCATAAAATAAACGGTAAATCGTTCGCTGAGTTTTACAGTCAGATTAAAAAGGATGAAAAGCCGGAAGCGAACGCCGAAGAAATCAACAGGGAAGATGTGAAAAGTACTGTTTGTCAGAGCTTAGACATCTTATCGGGGTTTAATCCGTATGAGGAGGTGAGTTAATGGAGCTTTTTAGACTGTTTGGAAAAATAGCGGTGGATAATTCAGAAGCTAATAGAGCGATTGAGGATACAACTAAAAAGTCAAAAGGAATCGGTGACGGCTTCAAAGAAAGCAAAATTTCGATTGGGAAAAGTCTTAATGAAATTGCTGCTGAAAGCGGGAAAAATATAAACGAACTAAAATCTGATATCATGAAACTTGCGAGTGAATACAAAAAGCAAGGAATGGATGCCAGTACGGCAACAAAAAAAGCGTATGCCGATTTTGGCTATACGGCAAAGCAAACACATAAAAATGTTGAAGCCGAGGTTAAAGATACTGTTGAGAAAATAGACGAAGCATTAGGCGAATCATCAAAAACCTTTAACGACACTTCACAAAAAGTAGCGGATACTCTTAGTGATACAGCAGGAAAAGCTGAACATTCCGAAAGCCGCATGACTTCCGCATTTAAAAAAATCGGCGCGGCGGTTGCCACTTATCTTGCCGCTGACAAAATAAAAGAGTTCGGTCAAGCGTGCGTGGATATGTCTGCGGAGGTATCGGCAGAACAGTCGGCATTCGAGCAAATAATGGGTGATTATTCCGATACGGCGCAGGAAAAGGTAAACGAAATCGCCGACGCTACAGGGATGGTGAATACCCGTCTCACGCCGTACATGACTTCAATGACGGCTAAATTTAAAGGTTTGGGCTATGACATAGGGGACGCTACGGACTATGCGAAGCAGGGGCTTAATATTGCAGCCGACGCGGCCGCATTTTGGGATAAATCCTTAGACGATTCCATGTCCGCGCTTAACAGCTTTGTTAACGGCTCATATGAAGGCGGCGAGGCTATAGGGCTGTTTGCCAATGATACGCAGATGGCCGCGTATGCTGTTAAAGAAGGGCTGGTAAGCGAAGCGAAGGAATGGTCTAAGCTTGAAGAGAAAATAAAGCAGGCCACAAGGCTTGAATATGCCGAGAAAATGCAGAAGGCTTCCGGAGCGGTAGGACAGGCGGCTAAGGAATCAAAGCAATACGCAAACGTACAGGCCAATTTAAATGAAAAATGGAGGCAGTTCAAAGCGCAGATAGGGGAGCCCATTCTACAGAATATTGTACTGCCTGCTATGGATAAGCTAAGCGGTTTCATTACAAATAAGCTTTCACCCGGATTTGATAATCTGAAAAAGAAAGTCGCTGAAAATAAAGACCGGCTTATAGCTTTGAAAGATAGGTTTGTTGATTGCGGAAAGTATCTTATAAATACCTTTTCGCCAGCATTTTCCAGTTTGAAAAAGTTATTTATTACGGTTAAGGACGCGATAAAGCCGATAATTGAAAGGTTTTTAGACTTTTCGGAATCGGGAGAATCCGCGACTAAATCTACAAATTTGTTAAAAGAATCTGTGGAATTCGTTTCTGAGGCTATTAAAACTGCCAGCGATATTGTGTCGGATTTTATAAAATGGCTATCCGGCGGAAGCGCAGAGGCGGAGGCATTTAAAAGCTTTATAATCGGCGTTTCTACTGCATTTGTAACCTATAAAGGCGTTATGCTTGCTACTAATACGGTAATGGATAAAGGCAAAAAGGCAGTAGACGCTTATAGAAAAGCGCAGCAATTATTAAATACGACAAACCCTTTTGGATGGGCGGTAATCGCTATTTCCACTCTTGTAGGTTTAGAAACCAGTCTACGTAAATTACCTACTCCAACTGAAAAAATAGTTGCTGAGTTTTCAAAGCTTTCAGAGGAAGAGCAGGCTTTGGTTGACGAAACAAAGGAACTTAAAGCTCGTTACGAAGATTTGTCGGAAGCTTTTGATTCAGCTATGGGCGATAACCAAGCCGAATTTGATTACTATAAAGACCTTTCAGAGGAACTGGATAACATAGTTGACAAAAACGGAAAAATCAAGGAAGGGTACGAAGACAGAGCGGCAGTTATAACAGGCGAGTTATCTGAAGCCCTCGGAATAGAGATTGAAACCACAGACGGCGTTATCCAAAAATACACAGAGCTACATGACAATATCGAAAAGGTCATTGCAATTAAGGAAGCGGAAGCGGCGCTTGATTCAGGAAGAGAATCCTATATGGAAGCCCAACAAGAGTTAAATTCGGCATATGAGACAATGATAGATAACGAATTGAAGCTTCAGGAAGTAACTGGTCAATTGATAGCGGTAGAATCGGCGAAAAAAGATTTGACGCGGATGTCAAGTGATGAAATACGGCGCGCATACGGAGAATCAGCGGATTATGCTTCTGTAACCGCCGATCTTGACGCAAAAATCAAAGGGCTTACTGAAAAGCAGGGGAAATATACGAGCGCACTGAATGATAGCGAGGACGCTTATTCAGGGCTAAAAAGTACTGTCGATAATTATAAAGGGCTACAATCTGCCGCCGCAAGAGGCGAAGTAGATGAGGTAAACAAAGCTCTTGACGACTTGTATCAGGGATTCATCACTTGCGAAACAGGAACTGAACGAAGCTTACAAAATCAGCTTGATAACTACAAAAATTACTATGAAAAGCTTAAAACGGCGCAGGACAAAGGAAATAAAAATGTTACAGACAGCATGGTTAAGGACGCCAAAGAAAGGTATACCAGGGCAGAAACTGAATATGACAAATTTATTACAATGTCCGGCGAAAAAGGGAGCAAGTCCGGCTGGAAATTTGCGGCCAGTTTAAAGGAAATGGCGGCTGAAACAGAAAAAAGCGGTAAGGAATTAGCTCAATCCGGGTTAAACGGAGTAAAATCAGTTGACTTTGGTCCGGCGGGAACAGAAGCGGGCAATCAATTCGGACTTAGTCTGAAAAATGTTTTTAATGATACCGTAGGCTCAATAATGGAAAAAATAAACAGTATTAACATTTCGAATATACCGGGGGCTGTAAAATTAAATGTTAATATACCTAAATTTACTACGCTTGCTACGGGCGGAATAGTAGACCGAGCGACTATTGCACAAATAGGAGAGGACGGTCCCGAAGCGGTTGTTCCGCTGAAAAACAACACAGAATGGATTGATCGTGTTGCACATAAAGTAGCTGAAGCTATGGGTAACGGCGGTACGACAGTAAATTATATCTTTGAAAACGTAAGCATAAACAGCGATGAAGATATAGAAGAGTATGCATATAAGCTTGAGGCAATGCGGCAGAAAGCCGCTTTAGCTATAGGAGGCGTTTAATATTGAGTTATTTTATATTTAAAGGCGTTGACAGCCGTACTTTAGGCGTAACTTCAAAATCTGCAATCCCTCCGATTGCAGAGCGCGCTTTTAAAACCACGGAAATACCGGGCAGAGCGGAGCCTCTGAACAGGCTTGACGTTATGCGTAAAAACATAACGCTGCCTATTACGTTGAGCATTGTTGATATGAGTAAGCTTTCAGAAATAAACGCGTGGCTTCAAGGCAAAGGGGATTTAATTTTAAGCGACGATTTATCCAAAAAATATCGCGCGTATATTAATCAGGCAATATCGCCCGCCCGTTTATTAAAGCTTTATGGCAGCATACCGATTATATTTACAGTTGAGCCTTTCCGATATTCCGTCACAAACCCGTTTGTATCAACGCCTATGGGAATGGACGACGATACGCTTACAGGCTCGATGACGATAATAAACAACGGTACCGCTGAAAGCGAGCCTAAATGGTATTTCAGCTTTGCGGGAAAGCTCAGGGTTACGGTCAACGGCAGCGAAAACCCTCTTGTTATTACAACGCCCGGAGAATATACCGGTGAATATGAGGCCGACGTTTCAGGCGGTACGGCTAAGTATTACTACGATTACAAGCAGCAGAATATCTATGTTGACGTTTCGTCAAGGCTTGCGTATATGTTTTCAGGCAGTAAAAAACTTGTGGTAGTAAACCAGACTGCGGGAATATTCCCCGCGCTGAAACCCGGAGAGAACAGCATAGTCGTTGAGCTGGTCCAGGAGGAGTGGGAGCACGACGGAAGAATATACAAGTCTCATAACCAAAAGCTCCAGTATTTGGGTTACAACAAAAATGAGAGGTGGTATTGATGTATGACTACATAAGCGTGTTTGCGCCCGATGAAACCGATTTTTCTCACAACGGCTTGCGTATACTTGTGCCTACCTCTTGTGAGATTACAGAGGTTTTAAACGGCGAATACTCATTAACAATAACACACCCGCACGATGAGTGGGGTAACTGGAAATATATCCGAGAAAACTATATTATAAAGGCGCAGGGACAGCTTTTCAGAATATACCGGAAATCGCTTTCAATGTCGGCGGACGGAAATTACGAGGTCAAAGCGGACGCTATGCACATCTTCTACGACCTTAATTATTACTTTATCCGTGACACCCGCCCTATGATGCAGACAGGCAGTGACGCACTCAACTGGATTGTTACTCACACATATACCGACAGAGGAAGCAGTACGGCGGAACAGCCTGCCGAACGCTTTCTGTTTTCAACGGACATAAAGCCCTCCGGAGAGTTTCCGTCCGCCGACGATTTAAAAACGGCTTATTATGAAAAAATGTCGGTTACCAAAGCGTTGATCGGAGCGGATAACTGCTTTATAACCGTTTGGGGCGGAGAGCTTTTAAGGGATAACTTCAATGTTGTAATTAACAGGCGGAGGGGCGAGGATAACGCCTTTTCCATACGATACGGCTTTGACATGACGGAAATTCAACAGGAGGTCGATTATTCGAATTACTGTTCCACAATCTACTACGAAGCGACTATTTATAACGAAAGCATTGTGAACAATGAAAAACAGAGGAATGAAACGGTACTGACGGGTACGGCTTCGCTTAATACTCTTGATATGGCTGTCCTTCCAGTTCCGCCTATGCAGTTTTACAGCTTTGAAATCAATATTAAAGATATAAAGCGCATTGTTAAAGGTACTGTAAAAAAAATAACCGATCTTCCGGTTGAAGGCAACAGCATGGGCGATATTTATTATGTTGAAAAACTCGCAGACGGCACAGGCGCATATTATGTGTGGGCAAACACATCGCTTTCAGAATCGCCCCAGTGGACATTAAGCGAAATTCCTACGATAGCGGAAATGAAAACCGCCTGCGAGGAACGCGCAAAGGAATATATGCTCATCAACTGCCAGCCGAGTATAAATTACCGAGTAAGCTTTGCCGACCTTAAAAACTATGATTTATATAAAAGCTTTATAGGCTTGCAGGAATGTAATTTAGGAGATATAGGGACGGTTTATCATGAGCTGTTAGGAATAAACACAACGCAGCAGATCGTCAAGAAAACAATCGACGGCATAACGGGCGAAGCTATCGGTATAGAGCTTGGCTCTCTGCGTAAGTCCTTTACCAGCGACGGCAGAATAAACGGCGGTATAAATTCAGTACAGTCCGAGCTGATAAAAAATGAAATAGCCGCTGAAAACACATGGGAGAATCTCGGTAATTTAGGCTATGAAATGCAGGACTTAAACCTTTCATGGACTGAGCTGACGGGAAATCCAATTGTAGGAGGCGTTGACTAATGCCGCTTGTTAATATACCGGCTAATCGAAACGTAGGAGCTTGTGTCGGAGACATAAACGCCAACTTTAAATACCTTGACCGAGAAAGCAAGGATAAAAGCGGAGAATATACGCAAGATACTCAAGCAAAGGTCTGGGTGATACTTCACAGCTTAAACAAAAAGCCGTCGGTTACAGTCATAGACGATACCGGGGCGGTTGTTCTCTGCGA